TACTCTCGGAGACGATCCCTCTACCTGAACTACGCCGTCAAGACACCAAGAATCGTCAGAATTCTATTGATGATGTTGACCCGTTTGTCAAGCAAGAGTTTGAGATCAAAATGAGGCAGCACTTTGATGCTGGCATGAAACTCTACAAAGAGATGCTCGATGCTGAAATTGCAAAGGAGTGTGCTCGTTTTGTGCTCCCTCTCGCCGTAGGGACAAAAATGTATATGACAGGATCAGTTCGTTCGTGGATTCATTATATTGATCTGCGATCTGGGCATGGAACTCAGAAAGAACACATGGATATTGCTAACGAATGTAAGCGTATCTTTATTGAACAATTTCCTATTTGTGCTGAAGCAATGGAGTGGACAAATGACTAAAAAGACACATGTAACTAAGTCTGGAGACACCTTTGAGTGGGAAGAGACCGACGAAGTTCGCAAGGCAGTGGAACGACTGCATCAAACTATTCGAGATCTTGAAAAGAAAAACTCACCTGATTATGGAGTAGGCAAATGAAAACCTTAACATTAGAAGACTATCAAAAGGCAGGAGAAACTTTCTGGCCTAAGTATTGGTACATCGCTAAAGAACTTGGGGAGGATGCTAAACCTGAGCAAGTCCTCAAAGTCATGGAAGCGATTGGTGGTGTCGCATTGAAGACAGCACTAGAAGAAAAACTCTCAGGTCCATTTGGATTCAATAAAAAGGAGAAGGAAGATGCCAACCTATAGTGTAATAAATAAGGTCACTGGTGAGAAAAAAGAATTCACCATGACTATGAAAGAGTACACTGAGTGGAGAGAAGCGAACCCTGATTGGGATAAAGATTGGCAGGCAGGTGTCGCAGGTACAACCTACGGCAAACCTAAACAATCTGATGGATTCAAGGAAGTAATGTCCAAGGTCCAGAAAGCACACCCCCGAGCAAACCTGAGTCGATTTACTTGATATGGCAAGAGCAAGAAAGCGTAACACCACCAGCAATCCTGTTCCTTCAAACATGACTGCAAAGCAAATCAAAAGAAAGAAACCATTGGACAAGTCCTACATGGTCCCTATCAAACCTCTGACTGATAATCAGACGGTTGCTTTTGATGAGTACGGTTTAGGAAAAAACCTTTTGCTGCATGGTGCTGCAGGTACAGGTAAAACTTTTATCACGCTTTACCTTGCCCTTCAAGAGGTACTTGACGAAAATACACCTTATGATAAAATCTATATTGTAAGGTCTCTGGTTCCCACCAGAGAAATTGGTTTCCTCCCTGGAGATCACGAAGATAAGTCTGCTTTGTATCAGATTCCATACAAGAACATGGTGAAATACATGTTCAGTATGCCTGATGACAATTCATTCGATATGCTTTATGACAACTTACGAGCGCAAGAAACTATTTCTTTTTGGTCTACTTCTTTTATCCGTGGAGTTACTCTTGATAATGCGATTGTCATTGTTGATGAGTTCTCTAACCTGAACTTCCATGAACTTGATTCGATGATCACCCGTATCGGTGAGGACTCTAAGATCATGTTCTGTGGTGACATTACTCAGTCCGACCTGGTAAAAGGAAACGAAAAGGATGGGATCTCCGACTTCATTAAGATCCTTCAGAACATGCAGGAGTTTGCTTGTATCGAATTTGATATTGGTGACATTGTTCGTTCTGGTCTGGTTAAGTCGTATCTAATCAACAAATACAAATTAGGTTTTTGATGTTTAACTTTATTGATGTTGATGTCAACGAGGTTGATGTCGAACCTGTGACCCAAGATGGCACCAGATTTTACCCTATTCCTGGTGCTGATAAATATTATCCAAGTGTAACCTCAATCACATCGTTCAAGAACGCTCAGTTCTTCAAACAATGGAGAGCTAAAATTGGTGAAGACGAGGCGAATCGAATTACTGCTAGGGCAACACAACGGGGAACTGCATTTCATGCAATCTCTGAAGACTATTTTAAAGGCGAACTGAACTTAGACAAATACTTGGAAAATAATCCATTATCTGTTAGAATGTTTCAGTCGGCAAGGAAGACTCTAAACAGGATCAATAACATCCATTGTCTAGAAACATTCCTCTACTCACACTACCTTGGATTGGCAGGTCGTGTTGACTGTATCGCTGAGTTCGATGGTGAACTCGCAGTAATCGATTTTAAGACTTCAACAAAAGAAAAAAAGGAATCGTATATCGAGCACTATTTTGTGCAAGAGACTGCATACGCAGCGATGTTCCTTGAGCGTACTGGAATCGAGGTAAAGAAAATTGTCACACTTATCGCCACTGAAGAGGGATCTATTCAAATCTTTGAGAAGTACAATCTTGATGACTATTTACAGTTACTTAAATCCTATATCGAAGAATTCGTCGGGAGCAAAAATGTCTAAAGAATCAGTTGATGACAAGTTTTTGAATCCCACAAGATTCTCTCAAGAGATTGAGCGACTTGTCAAGAGTAGCAATGGGATGATCACTTACATCGAAGCGATCGTTACTTACTGTCAGGAGAACGATGTGGAGATTGAGACTGTCCCCAAACTCCTATCTAAACCACTGAAAGAACGCTTGCGCCACGAAGCAATGCGTCTTAACTACATGAAGCAATCATCTAAAGGAGTTCTACCACTGTGACTGGATTTGAAGTGTACAAAATGTACCTTGCATTGAAACAGCACTTCACTAGAGACAACTACGATTATGTAAAGTATCGAGGGCAAGTTCGTGCGAATGAAACTTCGTTTGAGCAAAGGCGTGATCGATACTTTTTCAAAAAAATAGCGGCGAAGTATAAGGATCATGACATCCTGAATTACTTTGTCGCTAATTTTGTATTGGATCCTAAAGGGTATATCAAAAGTTTCAATGACGGGAACTACGAAACCTGGAGGGCAAAAAACGACTCTTTGTCGTATAAATTAAAGCAGGATGTTCACACTCTATTAGATCATTATTCATCACCTTATCAGGATAAATTCGATAAGATCTTTCGGATAGAGGATGGACAGCATCCCATTATACTTAAGTATTATTTGGCAGGAGACATATCTTTAGAGACCTTGGTTATTTTTGAGAAGTGTCTCGGATATGTAAATGGATTTGATAGTAAATTGACAGATCCTATTTGGAAAGATGTTAGGACTAGGATCGTCAAGTATTTGCCCTTTCTTAGAGCAGATGAGAAAAAGTATAGGGAGTTAATATTAACCGAGATTAGGACAAAGCTATGAGTTTCTTTCAGTCAGAACAAGTAAAGAACAATCTACAGGACATCTTTAACTGTTATCAAAGAATCTCCTCAATGACGGCTCAACTTCCATCTATGAACAAGGAAGAGAAACTTGCTCATATCGATTCCTGTAAGGATTTGATCGACCGCCAGAGGACTTTTTATGGTAGACTATGCCTTGCTGCATCGGAAGACACTGAGGCAGCAGACATGAAGACCAGGATCAATGCCCTATCACAGGCATTTGGTTATTCAGACCTCGCTGAATGTATGGACGCTATGGTCAGCACACTTGAACAAGCGGCACAACGCGAGGTTGACCAGGACTAAATAATATGCTACGATGATCCAGTAGCAAACAAACAAACTACACATTCAATACGGAGAATACGAACATGTCTTTTGCATCTCTCAAGAAAGCGTCTGGCGGCAGTTCTTTTGCTCGCTTGACCAAGGAGATCGAGAAACTCAATCAACCTCAGCAGGGTGCAGGTCCTGATGAGCGCCTTTGGAAACCTGAAATGGACAAGTCTGGTAACGGATTTGCTGTTATTCGTTTCCTTCCTGCACCTGATGGCGAAGAACTTCCCTTTGCGAAGATCTGGTCTCACGCATTCAAGGGTCCTGGTGGACAGTGGTACATCGAGAACTCCCTGACCACTCTGGGTAAGGATGACCCCGTTGGCGAACTGAATCGTGAACTGTGGAACAGCGGTCGTGACAGCGACAAGGCAATCGCTCGTGCTCAAAAGCGCAAACTGTCTTACTACAGCAACATCTATGTTGTCAGCGATCCCGCACACCCCGAGAACGAGGGTAAGGTCTTCCTGTATAAGTATGGTAAGAAGATCTTTGACAAAATCGTTGAGGCAATGCAACCTGCATTTGCTGACGAGACTCCCATCGATCCTTTCAACTTCTGGAAGGGTGCTGATTTCAAACTGAAGATCCGCAAGGTCGAGGGATACTGGAACTACGATAAGTCTGAGTTCGCTGCACCCGCTGTGCTGGGTGGTTTTGATGATGATAAACTTGAGTCTATCTGGAAGCAGTCCTACTCTCTTGCAGAGTTTGAAGACGCTAAAAACTTCAAGTCCTACGAGGATCTGAAGAAGCGTCTGGACATGGTTCTCGGAAAGACTGCTCCCGCTCCTCGCCCTGTCGATGAGTCTGAAGAAGCAGTTTTTGATACCCCTGTCGGTGGATTTAATGACGCTGATATCACTCCTAGCAAGTCCTGGGGTCAAGAGGTATCTGATTTCCGACAGAAGGCGGTAGCATCTTCTCCCGTTGAGGATGAAGAAGATCAACTGTCCTACTTCGCCAAACTCGCTGAGGAAGACTGACAATAAACTGTCACAAGGGGGTAGCACATGCCCCCTTCCCGTAGTATAATATCTACATACACACAGAGGTCACCATGAAACTTGCACTCGCAGCACTCCTCCTCTTTTCGTCCGCCACACCTGCCCTTGCAGGAAGAGATTATCAACCTGGTTGGTCAAAGCAAGAGAAGTGCTTCAAGAGAGTGTACCGAGAGGAATATGTTCCTGGTACATTCAAGAATCCTGGATATGTCAAGACTTATAAGAAGCGTGTACGAGTCCCATGTGAATCCCAACGCGAGGTTCACTACATGCCAGCTCAACCTAGGGTCTATCAAGATGCACACCCTCACACAGGTCATGTAGATGACAACTCCTGCATCGAAGGTTCTATCCTTGGTGGTATTGCAGGTGGTGGTATTGGTGCTGCTGCTTCCCGAGGTGAAGGTCGTTGGTGGGCAATTCCTCTAGGTATCGTCGGCGGAAGCATGGTTGGATGTCAGATCGATGGGGGCTGATCCAGTGAAGAAAGACTGGATTTGGCAGGGAGGAAAGATTGATCCTCCCACCAGAGTAACTGAAGAAAGAGTTCAGGAGATGATTGACGATGCCATACGAAAGCACAATCGTAATGCTGGAATTATCAGCATGTGTGTTGGTTGGGTTGTTCTTGCACTTTTTGCTGAGGGTTTGCTTCGACTTA